GTAATCTTCGCGACCATCCACGATCTGGCCAAAGGCATCTGTTGCCACTGCGGGGCTGTCTGTACGCTCACCGCGCTCGACCTTGGTAAACTGTGCCAACAGTTCATCGATGGCCTCTATAAGCCATGTGGGGGCCTCAGGGATGGCTATGTTCCAAGGTTCAAAGCCCTTGATCCATTCGTAAGAGTGCCCGCTTTCATGTTGGCTTGGCGGCAGCATGGCAAAACCACCCTGTCCCCTGATGTCTACGCCCATGCTTGTCTTGTTGGTGGGCGACACCCAGCCGTCTGGGGACTTGAACAGCAACTGCAAGCCACCGCCACCAGTGCGCTGTGTCGGCGCATTGATCGGCATGCTGCGGTTATGGTTCTCAATCAAGTCATCCAACCATACCTTGGCTTTAGGATGGTTGTGCAGATCGATGTCTAAGACAAACGTGCCGCCTGACGCATCGCCTGTGATGATGCCCATGTTGGGGCGAGAGCGGAATTCACCGCTTGCGCCAAACCAATTGTTGAACGTGTCATCGTCGGCAATGTGATCTTCATAATCACGCCACTTAATGACGGGACGCTTCCATGCCTTATCTTCGCGAGGCATCTTGGCCGGTACGACCTGAATGCCCAACTGGCGGTACATTTTGGCATAGTCAGCAGGACCCGCAAAATCGTAATCGAATTGAATATTTTCCACTATCAGCCCCTGATCAATATATAATTAAAGCGTTTTCGCTCCGTAATAAGCTATGAGGGAAGCGTCAGATCGGCCATCGTCTTTCTTGCGCTGGAACAGATCGACCTGCGCGGGAAAAAGCTGCATTGCTCTTTCACGGCTTCCGTCTTTACCTGCGCGCTGATTGACAGCCTTCTGCCACGCCTGAGGCGTTACAAGCGTTGTCGGTATGTCATATGCAGCAAGGATGCCTTCGACAATCCCTAATGATCGGCCAAAGCTGAAAACAGATGTCACGCCCTGTCCGGTCATCGCATTGACGCGCTCCAGAAAAGCGCCATTGATCTTCCTGCCTGCAATGTGGTTGGCCAGCGACTGTGCGCTGACCTCCCGTTTCTTCTTGCCGTTGCGGACAAGTTCCAACACCGGCATGTCGATCACCTCAACAGCTTGTTCAACCGTATCGTAGAACGCAAGCGCTCCACTTAATCCGGGATCTATTCCAAGTATAATCATTCAAACAAATCCCCTTGAGCCTTCGCCTCACCCCACCAATCACCGACAATAACCAATGCTTCATCAAAGAAGGCCATGGGATATGCCGCAATACAGTGCTTTGCACTGACGGTGGGGTTTGGGTCAGTTTTTTCAGTTAAAGGGCGATCAACTTGAATGCCCCTTTTTTGCGCTGCGGACGAAAGTATATGCCCTATAGCCCAATTGTTCTTATTGTTTTGCGGGATGCCAAGCCTGTTGGACACATCGCGAAAATTAAACATCCGGCTGGTATCACGCATCGCCCATCTCCTAAAGCCCAAGGGCCTTTTTGTATGTGTCGAGAACCGCTTCCTCTTCGTCACGCGCATCCTTTTCCATGCGGCGCAGGCGAATGATCTGCTTCAGGATCTTGGTGTCATAACCCTGACCCTTAGCTTCACTGTAAACGTCGCGGATGTAATCAGAGATCTGCTTTTTCTCTTCCTCTTGGCGCTCAATGCGCTCAATAAATACGCGAAGTTGCTCTGCTGTGATTGCGTAAGTCATTAATTTTGCTCCCGCTCATGTAAAAGTTCATCTGCCACTATATATGCTACAGCCGCATAGCCATCAGTGTCATGTGCATTGTATTTAGGGTTAGAAATAAGGCCAATTATCGCCTGTCCGGCAAACCAGTCGCGCAGTTCCATTCCGGGCCGTGGGCCTGTGTCTGAAACGTGTGGGTAAACGTATTTATCCTTCATATTCACTTCCTCTTATTGAACTGTTGCATTCTCAGCTTCCGCTGCCATGGCTTCGTAAATTGCCGCTACGGATTCGTTAACTGTTTCGCGGATTGAATTGATCATCTTGTCAATGAAATCTTCATCTAAGATGCCGCATGCCAATCCTGTCGCCAGAAAATTGGTCATCATCATGGCAGTAACGCCCAGCCCGTCACCGGGATTTGGTGCGACCTGCATCATAAGTTGCTGTACTTTCGCAGCAGCGTCTACCAGACCCTGCTCATCCAAAGGCTCTATATCATCTGTCATAATTATTCCTTTTGCCTCAAAAAATTTCATTCAACCGCATGATGTTTGCAGCGATCTCTTTGTTATCACCGGCCAAGGCAGCAGCTTCACGCACCATTATTGGCGCAACGACTGCCAAAGCCCGTCTGGCCGCAAAGCGGCACAGGGCTATCTGGCTTTTCGAACCGCCATCTGAAAAAGCGGCAGGGTTTATAGCCCTCGCCATTTCAGTCACCAGATCTTCGACCGTTTCGATGTGGTCGGTCAAAGTGTCGGTCATTTCAGATTTTTGAATAAGATGGGTAAAAAGAGTAAGCGAGTTTTGCCACGCAAAAGTTGCGGCGTATCCCAATCTTCCAACATTTTTTTGCTCCTTAAAATGCGTTTACTAACCTTCCTCAAAACCCTCCGGCCTAAACCCTGTCAGCAGGGCTTCCACCGCAACTGACGTTGGTCCCGGCACAGGGCACTCACCACTTTCATAGCGCCTGATCGTTCGGTCTGAACCTATTCCCATGCGCAATGCCCTAGCCATTTGCGTGGTTGTCATGTTCAACGAACCCCGCGCCAGTGCAAAATCTTCTTTGGTCTGCTTCATTTTAACTCCAATTTTCGATAGGTGTCGCCATACAAGGTAGGGCGGCACGTCCTATGATGTCAAGCGGCCTTTTTGCCCATGCGGGCATCGACTGCCTGACGCAGCATATGAGGTTGCCAGTTCCACACACGGCAAGCTTCAGCATATTCGCGGCACAAATCCCGAATTTCATTTTCAATTTCGCGCTTTTCCTGCGCTATTTTATCTGCGCGCCTAAACGCACGTTGCGATCTCTTAATGATTTCATATACTTGCGCATCATCCATAATTTATCTCCACTGATTTAATTATCATTAGGGCCGTATAGGTACGGGCAGTGTGCCCGTGATGTCAACATTATTTTGTGGGTTGACGTATTTTACCTGCGGGCGTACTGTCCTGCGCATCAATTAATTATTTATTTATGGAAATCTTATGCAAACACATTCAAAAATGCAGGAATATATAACCCACCGCATCGCGCAGCAGTTTTCTTTTGCAGATCCTGAGGGCTTGCTTTCCCTACCACGGGAGGTAACAAATGACCTGCAATCAGCGGTTTCATCGCTGCGGATTGTTGACCGCAACGGTCAGTCATATCGTATCACCATTGAGGAAGAATGATGAGCAATCCGTTTGAAGTGCATAATATCCAACACCTGTCGCCATCGACATGCAACCTGTTCACATCGTCTTTAGCCACCTTCGTCATGAACAAGTGCCTGAAGAAAACATCATCTGTGGGCCCTGCCGCTTATCGCGGTACGGCTGTTGAAGATGGCGTCGCCCACGGGCTCTTTAACCTTACCGCGCCTTTGGCTGAGTGCACCAAGATCGCACTGGACAAGTTTAACACGTTGGCATCGTTCATCAGCGGCGACAAGGTCGATAAAGAGCGTAAAGCGATTCCAGACATGGTGGAAATGGGTCTGCGCGAATTGCGCGGCTACGGCACACCGTCATCCGCTCAGGGTAGCGTTAGCCTAGACATTGAGGGCCTGCTTGTGCCCATGATCGGCTATTATGACTTTGAATGGGAGCAGCATGGCATGCTGACCGACCTAAAGACCACACACGCGCTCCCTAGCAAGATCAGCCAGCCGCATGCCCGTCAGGTGGCCCTATATCGCGCTGCAAGAGGTGACAACTTGTCTGCGCGGGTGACATATATAACGTCAAAGAAACATGCCACATATGCGCTTGAAAACGCCCGTGAGCATGTTGAGGCGCTTGGCAAGATTGGACTTACCATACAGCGCTTCTTGGCGCTCAGCGATGATCCTATGGAACTGGCTTCATTTGTCGTTCCAGATACAGACAGTTTCTATTTCAATGACCCAGTTTCGCGCCAGCAGGCGTTTGAGATCTGGGGCATATAACCAGTTTCCGCACAATGCGGGGAAGCAGGGTGCTGGCTAAACAGCGCCATAAAAGGAAAATGTAAAATGGCATTTGGTTTTAATTACGAAACATCCGGTGGCGACATCATCCCCATCATTAAGTTTGACGCACGGGCAGGTCGGTTTACCCGTGTTGACCGTGTCGATGGGGTTAACAACCCCGTAGACATCACCCAGACTTTCAAGGCTGTTATGGACTTTGAGAACATTGAGGTGGGCTTCATTGATTTCCCCGCTGGCTCAGCGCCTATATTTAGGGTTGCCCCAATTGGTCAGCCCATGCCTGAAAAGCCGGGTCCTAATTTCAAGCAGGGCATCCGCATGATGCTGAAGCTGGGCAAGGATTGCGGTGGCGATGTGCGCGAGATTGCGTCTACGGCCAAGGCCATGCTGGGTGCTTTCGACTCCTGCCACAACGAATATCTGGCTGGCGTAAAGGCAAATGCAGGCAAGCTTCCTGTTGTTTCCCTTGAAACCGTAATCCCAATTGTTACGCAGGGACGTAACGATAAGGGTGAGCCTGTGAAAACGACCAACTACGCTCCGGTCTTTAAGATCGCAAGCTGGGTTGAGCGTCCAGCCGACCTTGTGTTTAGCCCTAAGAATGGTGGTGGCGTGACCCCTGCGCCTGTGCAAGCTTCTACACCAGCCCCTGCACTGCCGCCTTCGACTGGCTCGACGCAGGTGTCTGCTCCTGCCGCCGAAGCATCGTCGGAAGACGATTTCGGCTAATGGACAAGAGGGTGGGCGGGGTGCTATGCCTCGCCCATCTTTTTGAGGTATTATTATGAGATTTCAGATCACAATGAATATGCCATCGCGCAGCGGTAATTCAGTTCACCAGATCATTGGCGAACATCCAGCCAGAAGCTTGGAAGAATTAACAGACGCATTGAGCGATTCCGATTTTATCATTGTCGATGAGATCTACAAGGATAACGAATCTGTCAGGGGCGCGGGTAACTTTTACAGCGTTGGCAAGATTGCCCTCAATCCCCTGTTCATTGGCAAGGTAAAGGCCCTTCAGCAATGACGTCACTTAAAGATTATAAATGTAACCATGGTATTCGCATCAGCAATTTTTGCTGGGCATGCGCTAATGATGAAAACAGGGTGGGTTGTCCCATATCTGACATGGTGAACGAACCCCCGCACTATAAGGTGGGTGGCGTTGAAACCATCGATTACATTGAGGCTAAGCTAACCGGCGAAGAGTTTTCCGGTTACTGCAAGGGAAATGCCCTAAAATACATCAGCCGCGCCAATCATAAGAAAGACGCGATTGAAGATTTGCGTAAAGCGATTTGGTATTTGAACCGGCTTGTTACCCCTGAAGGTAGCTAAGGGCTACTTTACAGCTACTGCGTCAACCCATGCTTGAACAGTCAAGCGATGCTTGGTTGCGCAATCTATGTACTTTGCAAGTACATCTGCTTCCCAAATTGCCCGCTCAGGGTCGATCATTACCACTGGCGGGTTCTGAAGATTTGGGCACTTCGCCGCTAGGTTTGCCGGTGGCAGCGGCATTGGCGTCACTGACACCGCTTTCGAGCACCCTGCGCAAAGCATCAGAACCAGCGCAATCAACAGGAATGGCAGGAGCCGTTTTATATATTTCGCGTATGGTGTTGGTGCGTTCGGTTGCCACGACATTGGCTTGATCTCGTTCCGATTCGTAGGTTTTTGAGACATCATCTACTACCTCTTGTTTTTTGACACGCAGCTTTTCAGCCTTTTCCAGCGCCTTTGCAAAAGCTGCATCGCACTGCCAGTCACGAACTTTGTAACCAGAAGCAGCGCCAATAATTAAAGCGCCTGCCAATCCATATATCATAATTGGGTTAATTAAAGCCATGTTGCGTACTTCTTGGTCTTTAGGCGGCGGTCATCAAGGCCATGCGTTCCGCCATTGATGCGCTTTGTCAGGGCAAGGATCGCGCCTTCGCCTGTACCTTGATCGCAGATCGACCATAGCTTGTTCCGGTCGAAGAACCACAACGCGCTTTCAAAACACAGTTCGCCCGACACAAGGTCGGGGTCGTGCATTATTTCGGGTCGGTTGATGTAGTTGGCGAAGGCTTGGTAGTTGTCTTTGCCGGTGAGTTGGAGGGCACCCCTGCCCCGGAATTTCCACCCCTCCCCAGACGCTTCATCACCATTGCCCATGCGGTTTGCATATGCCCGATTAGCAATCTTTTTTGGCTGACGTTCATACGCCCTAGCAATTGCTTCAGTCTGAAAATACTTGCCAAAAGTGCCGCGTAGACCTTTCGCACCATAGTTAAGGTTTTCGCTAAAAGCTTTGAAGCCGCCGCTTTCATGCGCCGTCTGAGCAAAGAAATGCGCTGCCCTATCAGGCGATAATTTATAAAAAGCCGCAGCCTTTTTAAATGTTCCCGGACCGAATGCGCCATCTGCGGTTACTCCTATTTTCTGTTGAAGGTTAATTAGGCTCATTTATCGTCCTTCCGATTATTCCATAATTCAAAGAGCGTTTTGATTTTCTCTTCAGCCACACCCAGCCGCACGTCCATCTTAGCAAGAATGATCGTAAGCGTGATGAACGCAAGGACGATGGGCCAAAGCTGGCCGATCATCTCAACGGTGGAGAGATTGCCCGCCATTTATGCCGCCGGATTGCGCCAGTCAGGGAAATCGTCTGCGTCAACCACGCCATCACCGTTTACGTCATAGCGCAGATCGTTACGGTATTTTTCCCAAGGCTCCATCTCATCATCGTCATCTTCATTTTTAGGGAAGATTGTTGTGGCGGGGATTACTGGGTCGGCAGGGTCGCTGAATGTCTTTGGTGCCTCAGGCTCAGGCGTGGTTAATTCCAGCGGCTCTTCCGGCTCAGGATCTCCCTTATCCCGTGCATTGGCATTGAGGCTTAGGCCACCAAGCAGGCCCACAAAGGCACCAATGATGGTCTGGAAGGCTGGATTTACTGTTTCAAGGATAGCTGCGCTGCTTACGACATCGTTCGCCACAAAAAGACCAACGGCAAGCGCCAAAACAACCACAAGGATAACGGCAGACAGCGTGACGATGGCCACGCGAATAACAAATTCAACGGTGTCGTTAACGCCGTCTTTATTACTTTCAAAACTATTTAGGAAGTTCATCACATTCTCCTTTTTCTGGCGGTTTTTTCTTCATGCCGCCACTGCCCTGCCCTGCCATAAGCCCTGCCAATGCGCCCACGATAAACGTAGCAATAGGGTTAATCAGCTTAAAAAACTCTGCGTCATTCGGGGATTGCCCCTCCATCGGCTGCGATACAAACACCAGCGAGTATAGCACAGTTGCCACAATAAAGGTAAGCGTCAGCGACAGTACGATGCCGACAATGAACCGTAACAGTTCCTCTGGTGACCATTCGTTAGTCGGCTTCATCTTCTTCACCCGTATTTATCAGCCATTCGGTGCAGTAGCCCATAGCTACACACTTAGGCTTCTTGCAGATCTCCTGCTGCCAGTTCGCAGGGTCTTGGCAGTCATACCGATAGCGGTCTTTGCAGCCAGACAAAAGCAGCAGCACTGCTAAAATCGACGCGATCCTCATGTCATCCCATCTTAAAAGCAATAGCGGCCAGTAGCCCGATTACCCCACCGGCAGTGCCGATCATGAGGGCTTCAATGCGCTTAATACGCAATATGGTTTCTCGCCAGCGCTCAGCGCAAACGGCTTCATGCGTTGTTAGGCGCAGGTTTATGTCATCTTCTTTTACGGCCATTAGAACCTCTCAGCCTCAAGAGTTACAGACCATGAATCAAGAACTGTCCCGGTCCCGGTGGCGCGAACATCCATAACTAACTCTACAATATTGATGGTTCCTGATATAACCGCCACCCGTGTCCACAGCGGGCTTCCAGAGGTAGCAACCCAAGAACCTGTAGTGCCTGAACTTACGGAGCCGCTAGTGACTGTTGCAAAAACTTCGTAATTACCGCCTGCGGAAGTTGGCGTCACCCACTGGCCAAGTGAGGTATCGACACCGTTTACCACTTGGTAAACAAATCCGTTTACGTCTATGCGATACCCCGCAGATTGGGCAGGAACGCCAGCAGCCGAAACAACAGCGTCGTTAAAATTAACAGTAGCGCCCGCGCTCTTGCCGTAAAAGTCGGTTGCTAAGGTAATAGCGCCGGAAGGCACCCCCGCCAATGAACGCACGTTGGTGTCGTTCAACGAAATCTGTGCAGTGGCTGCTTGGCTTAGTTCAAGGTTGACAGACCGGTTTGCTGTGCTGCCCCCCATGCTGAGTGTCCCTGATGCGGCAAGTGTCATTTTTTAAGCGCCTCCACCTCAGCGCGAAGATCCGCAATCGCAGCAAAGGCCACAGCGACTAGCTTTTCATAGTCAACGGCAAGTGTGCCATCGCTACGTTCGCGCACAGCCAGCGGGAATGCCGCCTGTACATCTTGCGCTATAACGCCAAAGTCGTTCTTGCGGACAAAATATCCGTCTGCGCCGCCATGCTCTGCAAGGTACGCATCTGTCCAGTCAAAGGTCTTGCCGCCAACTGCCGACACAACGTCGAGAGCGTTTGTGATCGGCTGTACATTCTCTTTTAAGCGCGCATCTGACGAATAGAAAGCGGTGACGTTGTTGGTCGCCCGGATCTCACCTGCGGTGCCAGAGCCAGCAGTGCCAACGCCAATGCTGTTGACCTGATAGTTATTGGCTGTGTTGAGCGCGTTTGCGGTTGTCGCTGTCGTGGCTGTTGTCGCAGAAGTGGCTGAAGTGGCTGTCCCTGCGTTGCCGCTAATACTAATGCTCCATGTGCCGGAAGCGCCCGTGCCGTTGGGTTGGACCGGGGTATAGGTAAGAGCATTCGTAACGTCCAGCGAGGTAAGCGTAACCGCACCTGTGCGGGTATTAAAGCTGGTAACTGCCGCCGCACCAGCAGCTTGAGAAACCCAAGCTGATCCATTTGATGTAAGCACATTGCCTGCGGTGCCGGGGGAGACAGACGTAACAGCAGACGTCCCAGCACCAATAAGCACCGCGCCTGAAGTCAGTGTAGCAGCCCCTGTGCCACCACCTGCTACGCCTAACGTGCCGCTAAGAGTTAAAGTGCCAGCCGCAGTGATCGGGCCACCTGAAAAGGATAGGCCGCTAATAGCTGTAGTCGCATTAACTGAAGTTACGGTACCTGCGCCGCCAGCCGAAACCCATTCAGTGTCCGTAGCACCTACGTTCACCGCAAGGAATTTACCGGCGTTACCCGTATAGGAGGGGAGCAAGTTTACCCGCGCCGCAGCGCTGGTAGCCGCACCTGTACCACCACTGGCAATGGCAACAGTACCTGTCAGCTTTGAGGCTGCAAGCGATGTAATCCACGTTGGGTCGGCATAGGTGGATGTTATCAAAGCGGCGTTGGTTGTGCCTAAGCCGATATTGGTGCCATCTGAAATAGCTGAGATTGTGTATCCCTGTGGGAGGGTGACGGTGCTGCCGCCGCCCGCTGAAGAAAAGAGTACAGAGAATGCCCCGGACGTATTGTTAAAAATATAAAAATATCCACCAACACCTGCCGGTAATTGGTAATTTACGTTTGCAGTCAATGTGCCTGTAATTGCGATAATTGGCGCTTGGTACTGCGTGTAGGTAAGCGTAACAACACCAGATGCACCAACGGCGTTCAGGGATGTCGTTCCACCAAAAGCACGATCAATGATGTCCCAGTCACTGTTGACCGGCACAGACCATGTGTTGTTGTAATCGCCGTTTGCGGGCTTTTCGATGTTCTTGTTGGTGGTATACGAACTGGTCATAGGGATTTCCTCAGATAGCTTTTTGCGCAACGGCTAAGGCACTGGCTATAGCATCATCGCGCTCATTTAGCAGGGGCTCCGTTGCCTTGTTCGAAACCTTTTTAGCCATTTTGGCCTTGTTCATCAATGCCTGAATAAGCGGTTCAATCCCGCCGACCTTGCCACCAGCCCGGTACGCAGCGCGTCCGCCATACATGCGCTGCGGAGCGTCAAACTGCGAAAGGTCATAAACTTCAGGCTTTAATTCGCCTTGGCCGGAGCCAAAGCCAGATAGGTCATACTTTTCTGGAGCAAGATCACCGGATGGCATTGTTACGTCTTGCGTATATTCCTGCTTAACCTCAGGCATCTTAACCGCTTCGCGATCAGCCGCTACAGCCGCAGCGGGGAGGATAGGCGCAGAGGGCGCGGGCTTTTGCTCAGCGGGTGGTAGTTGGATTGGATTGGGCACAACTGCTGATGCAGCCTGCGCTGCGGTGCGGGGTATTAAAGCGTTGTTTCTTAAAAGAGGATTGCTTGGATTGTAATTGAATGGAGCGCCTGAAACCTCATCAAGGTATCTTTTGCCAGTCTGAAGGCCGCGATAAATATCCTGTCCTGCTGCGCCTACACCTGCTGCTGCGGCAAATTGGGGGCTACCTGTATACATAAATGTGCCGATACCGGCAGTGAGCGGCCTCAGCACAGTTTTGGCAGTACTAACAAATTTTTCCCCACCTGTTTGGTTAGGTGGATTAATTGAATAAGCCTGCCCCAAATCAGAACTTGCTGCGCGATTGCGGCGGACAAAGTCGAGATCGGCAGGGCTGATGTTTGGGTTTGGATTTTGCATCCGAAATTGTTCATTAAGAACAGGCTGCAAAGAAGGCCCAGCACGATTGCCAGATGTTGAATGCCATCCGCCATCCGGGCGATAAACAAAGTCACCTATGGTGCTACCCGCAACAGGATTTGCTGGCCTTGTCATAGACGCAAAATCAAATTGCTGTCCGGGGTAATTAGCCGACATCCTGTCATCAAGCTGTGTCGCTAAGTTCTGCTGCTGATTTGCAACCCAGTTTTTGTTGTTTTGGTTAAGACCAGAGGGCGCTGCCTCAAGAGTGGTGGCGCTGCGGCGGGGGCTGGGGACCTGTGCGGATTCAAGGGTAACCTGACGAAGGGAGGCTTCGCTGGGGCCTCCAGTACGGTTAAATTTCTGGTTTACGCGATTGTAAATGCTTGGCGCGCCATAGGCCGTTGGATCTTTGCCCTGAGCCGTAAACATTGCCGTGGTTTCGGTATTATACGGATTGCTAAAGCGGCCACCGTTTTCAGCATTAAAGCTGTAAAACATATTGTCCTTGTTCTGATTAATCCACCTCCTTGCTTCCTTGGGAGATAATCTTTCATCAAGTGTGTCAGAGTTAACAAGGTTATCAAATGTCCTGTCTTTATATGCTTCAAATGCGGTCACATAATCAGGGTCTAAAATTGATGTAACGGGATTTGAAATGGTGCGGTTGGCGATACTCGCACCGCGAACAAGCGCTTTTGTGCCGCCGGTAACAGCCAAGGCGGTAAGAGGATCCGCAGCAACGCTACCTAATCGGCTTGCCGTTTGAACATTACGGGAAAGGTTTCCGGCATTAGAAATAATATCTGCATCGGGACCAATGCGGCCCAACCTGCTTAGGCGGGCTAGGTTTCCAGCAGCCCCAACTTCACCAATGCCAGTAAACATTAAAACAACGTCCGCAGGATTTTCAACCAATCGATGGCCGACAGCATTCCAGTCAAAAACACGCTGTTTTGTTTCTGGAACAACGTATGAAAACTCGTTAGCAAGAACATTCCATCTTGCTGTGTCACCCCGCATCAAGTCATTGATTTGTTTGTCGGAAAACTTATTCCTTTCGCGAGGAAGCAAAATGTTATTGCGGTACCAATTGGGCGATACATCCTGCTTTTTTGCTCGACGCTCTGCAATTCGCTGGCCAGTCCAAGCGCTTCCTATACTGTTTACTACCTCACCACTTAAAAGGCTTGGTATGGCAGTGACTGTATCTTTAAACGTGCTAAACCATTGGCGCGGATCAATTAAGTTGATTGCAGTCGTTGCTACTGCATCGCCAACGCCCAATCTAGGCGCAGCCGTTGTTCGCCGCGCAGTCGGGTTGGGGGGTTTAATACCTTGCTTACGGGCTTTAGACGGGTCCGCAGACCAAGGGGTAAGGTCAGTAACCGTGTCCAATACACCTTGAAGCGCAGTTTTAGGGTCGCCTTTACCAATTAAGTCCCAAAACCCATCACTCTTCTTTCCAGACATTGTCGCGCTCCTTAGGGGGTGAGGCCATTAAGCCTTAGGGCGTCATTGATGTACTTCTCCATGCCGCCGCTGAAGCCATTTTTAGCACGATATGTTTCAGCAGCCTTGGCCCGAACATAAGCAATTTTGGCTTTTTGGTTCAAGTTGTTTAGAAGTACATTAATACCAGCAACACCAAGGGATGGATCAATATTTATACCCTCAGCAGCAGCAGCATTCAAAATGCTGTTGATTTTGGGTTGCTCACCAAATTTGGCGTCCATTTCTGCCTGATCATATCCAAATGCAGCGCCAGCCGCTTGGGCAAGCCTATTAATAAACCCAGTGGTTGGAACCTGACCCTGCGGCAGGGTGCCAAGGCTCTGGATAATCGGTATAGCCTTTTGGAATTGAAGATTGTCCCCAACTGCGCCTTGATAAATCTCCCTACCAACATCAACGTCGGCTGCAATGTTGCCGCTCTGGCGCAAAGGCGCACCTGCCACAGCAAGTTTTGCTTCTATCAAATCAGGATCTTCAACAAACTTTTCGCCATCCCACAAAAGGCCCTGCTCAGCCATTGCAAGTTGTTTTTCTACCGCAGTCGTTGGAAGGCCAGCCATCCCTTGGAATTGAAGGTCTTCATACAGGCTACCGGCAGAAGTTGGCTTTGCGGGTGTTTTAGCAGGCGCGCCAGCGGCCCCTGCTGTAGGTACCGGCGTGTCAGAAGGAATTAGCGACTCTTGACCGCCAGCAGGTGAGCCACTCAAAGTCTTTTCAGCGTTATCAAAAATGCGCTGAAGAGTGTTGGCAGTTTGGATAGCAAGGGCCGCATCCGGACCACCCTTACGCGCAATCTGACGCCAGCCAGCAATCTTATTGGGAATGTCTTTGATATTGACAAACGCCGTAGCAATGTCAGCATTTGCCTGATCTTGCTTCGCCTTAACACTAGCTTCAACGGCAGTTGTTTCACGCAACTGGCGACCAAATTCACGCTGGCCTTGGAACGCCTGCGCTCCAGCGCCAAGCCCGGTAGCAGCCGCTACGCCAAGGCTGCGTGTTGGTGCTGCCCCCATGGCCGCGATGCCTTGAATTGCAGACAGAACAGCATCCGTTTCCCCATGCCCAAGGCGCTGAAGGAATTTGTTGTTTGTCTTGGGGTCGTAAGCTGGCTGGCTCTTGTCGTATCCAAGAACTCGCTTGAAAACATTAGCCCTTTTGGGTGCCTCTGCTGGTTTTGGGTCAGCAATAGTTCTTGCCAAGCCTGTGGCTGTATCCGCTGGCGGTGTGGTCGGCTCCATCGCCTTAATAGGCTCGGCCACATTTCCGGGCATTAGCCCAACGGCCATAGTTCCGGGCGTTTCACCAATTGTCTGGATTGGGGTTTTTGCCTCATCTTCAGCAGCAGCTTTTTCCTCTGCTTTGCGCTTGTTTTCTTGAAAAGCAAGCTGCTCTAATTGCGAAGGCGAATAAGCTTGCGGAATAACGCCGCCTTCTAAATATCCATCACGGCCAGCAAGGCCCCCTGATGCGCGCCCCATTTCCTTGGCGCGTTTTGCCATAGTGTTGCCGGTCCAGTTAAGGAGTTCCCCAACGGTGCGAATTTTTCTTTTTTTGAACACATCTGGGTTGGCATCAATTGATTCTTTATTAACAGCCAATTCAACTGGCGTATTTGGATCTGCCCTCAGAGCCCTTACAGCGCCAGCGGGGCCAAGGAAGTGGGCCAAATAGACGTTGCGGGCATCTGTACCAAAGCCAGCTTTTGAAAGGGTTTTTGCGTTATCCGCAATAATCATTGGGCCAAACTGGAGGTTAAGTTTTCGACCTTCAGGTGTGGTGCGGAGAGCCCTGATGCCAGCATCTCCCAATTCACGGGCCTGCTGCGGAAATGCCTTTTTAAAATAATCAACGTATGTGCCTTTAACAATCCCATATCTGCCAAGTGCCGAAGATGTACTTACTGGACCATCACCCTCAGCCGCAAAGATAAGCTTGGCAATCGTGGATAAGTCTTTGGGCAAAGATGCCGCTGCGGGCGCAAGGCCAGCAAGCTTAGGCATTGAATCCGGCTTACCGCCTTGAAGTATGTTAGGCGAACCTTCGACGCCCGCGCTAGCAAGACCCGCAGGCTTTGGCATTTTAGCAAGATCAGTAGTCGGCATGGCACCCTGACGCTCCTCGCGCTGAAGTTCTAAATCTTGCTCAGGGGCAATATCAGACAGGGCATAGCGGGGGTCAATGTCCCTGCGCAGTGAAGCAAAGATTGAATTAACTGGCATTTTAGGATCACCGCCCATGGCAAAATGACCGCGATCCGCAGCCGCTGACGTTGCCTTGTCGTAGTCCACAGTCTTATACTTGCCAGCCAAGCCAACGGCATGCGGCTTGTGGTCTTCAACCTCTTGCGCAATCAGACCAATCTGGGTGCGTGGGTCGCCCTTATAATTGAAGCTATGAACGATCTGGCCGTCAAACAGTTTACCAATAGGCTTGATGTTTTCCTTCATACGCTTGTCGGAGAACATGGCGGCTATTTTAGCCACAGTGCCCGCAGCCTTAACAGCCTTGCTGAAGCCGCTTTTGGGCTTGTCGGGCATATCCCCCGCAGTCGGAAGCTGGTAAGTCTTAGATGAATCGTCCTCATCAGGAATATCTAGGCCCTGACCGGCGTAAGGGATGCCGCCACCATCCGCAAAGAGTTTGGAAAGTTTTTTCCCAGCTTTAAATAATTTCATTCCGGTGTCTGCTGTATCACCAAGTTTTTGAATGCCACTTTGCTGCGCCTGAAGCGCGCTGGCCGTCATGGGGTTACCTGAACCGGCAGCAAGGCCAGATTCAGGAATGTCTAAGCCCTGACCGCTATATGGTATTCCACCACCAAGGGCGCGGTTTAAGATTTCGTCTTCTATGTATTTATAAGACCCATCATTCTTTTCATCTTCAGGATTTTTATCTTTAGGTTTCTTATCTTTGCCAAAAACGCCAATCCCTTCGCCAAATTCGTTAACGCTCTTACCAAGATCAACAATTGTTTTAGCCTTTTCAGCGCCTGTGGCCTGACGTGCCAATTCAGCAGGCGTCATCAATTGGCCTTGAGTAAAGGTTGACTGTGGCACAAGGCCACCGCCAGCATTTGGCCCACCGGCATACATGTTGTTGCTGGAAAGTGGGGCGTACATAGCTTGCTGTGCCGCCAGCATTTGCTGCATCGTGGCCGGATCGAACCCAGCAAAGCCGCCATCAGCAAAGCCCTGACCTGCATTGTACGGCATTACACTGCCACCAGCGCTTGCAAGGCCACCAGAGGCCATATGACCACGGTCGGAGGCGTCTTCAGTAGCCTTGTCGTAATCAACGGTTTTGTAGCCACCTGCAAGGCCAACAGCCTCTGGGTGATGTTTCTGGACCTCTTGAGCGATTAGACCGATCTGGGTGCGCGGATCGCCCTTATAATTGTAGCTATGGATGGTCTGGCCATCAAAAGTCTTACCAACAGCCTTGATGTTCTCTTTCAGACGTTCGTCGGAGAAGAAGCCACCGGGCTGTGCAGTTGTGGTTGTGGATCCGGAAGCCGTACCAGTGCCAAGGGCAATGTCAGACGCCAGTTTAAGCTGCTGATATGGCAGCGACTGGGCCTGAAGGAATTCATTGTACTTAGCAGTGTTTTCAGCCTGCTGTGTAGCCTGCTCTGCTTGACCGGCTGCCAACTGGGCACCCGCGCCTGACAGGGCGGCTCCCTGAGCGCCTGTGCCAAGTCCAGCAAGCTGGCTAGATGTGTTGGCACCCATGCCGTAAAGACCTTGACCCAAGGCCGCTGCCTGCTGAGATGCTGCGGTACCTTGACCAAACTGCTGCTGACCCAAAGCAGCTTGCTGGGCTGCTGTTGTAGCGCCCTGACCAAACTGCTGCTGACCCAAAGCCGCCTGCTGCGCTGCTGCTGTAGCACCCTGACCAAAGATTTGCTGGCCCATGGCTGCCTGCTGTGCTGCCGTGCCCGTGCCTTGACCATAAACTTGCTGACCAAGGGCGGCAGCGTTTTGGCCAGTGGTGGATCCCATGCCAAAAAGCTGCTGGCCAAGAGCGGCCTGCTGCTGAGCGGCGGAAAGTCCCTGACCAAAACCCTGCTGGCCAATGGCAAGTGCCTGTTGCGAAGCTTGCTGCTGAGCGGCGCGGTTTGCCTGCTGAGCGCCAAGACCAAGCTGCTGCTGTTGCTGAGCAGTGCCAAGCGCCTGACCAAAGCCCTGATTAAGAAGATCGGAAAAGATCTTGGAGTTTGCCAAGTTCTGCTGTTGGTTCAGGTTTGCCGCAGCGATACCTGATCGGTCACCGCCAAAGGCCCCAGAGCGGATAGCATTCCCCATTTGGCCTGACTGCTGCTGCTGGTTCTGCTGGTTCAAAAGGCCAGCGGTTCCTTGCAAAACAGTATTGAGATAAGGCGACATGTACTTGTTAATTTGATCAGCGCCCAAATCATTCGGGTTTACCGCCTGAGCGCCACTACCCATGTATTGAGTTGCCGCTTGCTGAAAAGGTTGCGCGCCAGCCAAAGCCTGCTGCGTCCCGTAAGCTGACTGCCCGGTAAAGTCACGGCCCTGCTCCAGCCCCTGCTGATACAAGCCACCAGCCGCTTGGTTATAAGGCTGCGCCCCTGCATAGGCAGCGTTAAAATTATTAAGCGCGGTTTGCTGAATTCCACCAGCCTGATTTTGCGCTGCACCAAGAGTTTCAAGAGACTGCCCAGCAAGCTGGTTTCCGATGTTCTGAGCGCCACTTAGCGTATTATAAGATTGGCCCGCAAGCTGCTGACCGGCATTTATACCCTGACCAAGCTGCTCGGTTGCACCCTGATAGTAAGGCATTGCCGCCTGCTGTGCGCCCATAAGCTGGCCTGTTGCAGCGCCGAAATATGGTTGGGCGATGCCCGCAGCGGCGTTGGTATTAGAAATACCTGCCTGTTGCGTAGCCGTTAAAGGAGCAACAAACTGGCCACCGTAATACTGGTACGGCTTATTTGTGACCGTATCAGCACGGGCGTTGACCGCATTATACCTCGCCAGAACTTCTGGTGGGACACTAATTGCTTGTGTTGACTTAGAGGTTTTACCGCCCATTTAATGCTCCGTTCTGGAGGGATCTCCAGTTTTCGCGCCGTATAGGAAAAAAGCACCGCTTGGCTTCCCAAACTGGCGCTCATACATCCGTACCTTAGCTTCCGTCCTGTTATTGGACAATACACCAATTATTAAAGGAATTCCAAGGGTATCGGATACCTTTTTACTAAAATCGCACAAACGCCTTGCACGAGCGCCTCTTGCGCTACGGAATTCAGGGTGAACAAAGATAGCTTTTTCTTCAACAACTGGCGCTTCTGAGTACCACATTGTACCAATCCGTAGGACTACAATGCCCTCAATCGCACCGTCTTTGGGGCCAATTAGGCCGACAATACCGTGGTCTTGGCAAAGGGCAGGATATATTTCTTGGACCAATTTAGCTGGGCTTGCTTCAAGAAACCCATTTTCCTCAGTTGCCTGCATGGCAACAACCATAATCTCATCAATATCCTCAGGGGTACCAACACGAATATAAAGGTCTTTTGGGTTTGTTTTATCTGTCATAATTAATCTTTCTTAGGTCCGGGTAGATTCTTTAATGTATTAACGGTTTCAGCGCGCATGCGCTTAACAAATTCATCCAATACCCGGTGGCCAGTGTCAAGGTCGCCACCGCCAGCTTCAACCACCTGCTCAGGCGTTACGACATACTCTCCACCAGCAGCAACAATCGGGACGGTCGCAACGCCGCCCTCAGCCTTACCGGGCAGAGGCTCACCATAAGGTCCGCCTTCAACGCCGTAAGGCTCATCCTGTCCGGTATATGGTACACCGCCGAAGATAGTACGCATGTGCTTGAAGCCAGCCATGGTATTGCCTTCGCCCATCGCGCTGATGATGTCGGCAGGGATGACATAAGATCCGGATGCCACATGCATTGGCAAGTGGTCTGTACGGCCTGCTACGGCGCTATGTATGGGACCACTGTGGGTCTTTGTGTTGACCTGACCACCTGCGGCGCGGGCTGTGCGCGCAGACTGCTTAAACGCCTCTGCCGTGGGTGCGCCTTCGCTGCCGACCTTGCGCATGCGCTCCTTTGAGCCATGCTTGATCCGCTCCCGCTTGGCGTGAATGTTGGCATAAAGACCGCCACCAGCAGCCTTAGTTTTACGCGCAGTAGACAGTGCCGCAGCAATGGCTTGATCGCGAGGATGCCCGGACTCTATCATTTCGGAAATATTCCCGCTTATGACTTTCTGCGATTTACCGTGCTTTAATGGCATAATGACCTCACGAATAGCTGACTGTGACAGCTTGACCTGTTCCCGGAACCACAACAATGCCGTAAACTACCGGAAGGTTTACGAATACAACACCGACTGTGTTTGGGATAATGTAAATGGGACGTGTTGTAATGCCAGTTGTGTCGGCATCATAAATGACACCAGTAGTTGTGCCTGCCGTTGTTACGGAAATTACCGCCAACCGCCCCGCAGCATTGTTTACAATAGCCGTGGCAGTAATGTTTTGCTGAACTCTTGCGCCCTGCACGGCCACATATGTCTGCGCCACGCCGTTAATGGCTGATGCAATGTTTTTTGCGGTAGTGAGAAGATCGCTTAATGATGCCATGGTTTAAAACTTCCCGTCCGGCTGGAGGCGATAGCGTATGTTCCCAATACGCCAAAAAGAGTCAATGTCACTACTGCCAAGGCCAATCGACATTAACCTACCCCGAAAGCGCGGGGAGATAAATGTCGTGCTTTGCGTCAATGGGTAGGGGCCATATACAAGAGGTGTCTGGCCAGCATAGTCTGCGACATAGAATGTCAGGTTAACCGTGGCATTTTGAGTGCCACCGTAATAGCCCCACTTCATGTCTGGCCAAACCTGATCAACAAAGGCTTTTACGTCCGCTTCCTGCATAGCAAAATAGCCCGTTTGAAAGCTGGAAAGCATAGGTTGGCCGTCAGCATTTTCAGATGTCTCATGCTGATAAATGTACCGGCTGCTTGGATCTGCAC